TCAGTCATCGCGGTACGGATAGCTGGCGTTGTAGGGCTTGGGTCTGAGGGACAGCCCCGTCAAACCGCGCACGCCACCGGTCTGTCGGCACTTCTCGAACTTGCGGGTCGCCATCAGTTCAGAGAAGCGCTTCACCGACCCGACGAATTCGCCCGCGCGTTCGGCCCACTCACGCCAGTCGGAAAACAGATCGGACACGCCTTCGCGGCTGGTCTTGGCCAGCAGGCAGCGTTCTTCGATCCACTGCCCGAGCGCGTCCTCGGCCTCGAAATACTCCTCCGTCGCCGACACCACGCTGGCAGGCGGTTTCAGCCCTTGCTGTTGCCAGCGGCTGCACCCCTCGACCGCCCACGCCAAAATGCCGTCACGCTCCTTGAGCAGCTTGTCGGTGAGCCTGCCGTCCCGCTTTTCGGGCGGAATGGTGACCGTGAACGGGATCAGGTGCAGACGACGCTTCATCGCCTCGTCCACATTGCGGATCGATGGCTTGTGGTTGCCCGCAATCACCAACTTGAACTGGGGCACGTACTCAAAGAAGTCCTGGCGCATGAAGCGCGCCGACACCTTGTCGCCGCCAGTGATCGCCTTGACCTTGGACTCGTTCCAGCGCCGCCCTTGCTCGGTTTCGATGGACGACACGAAGCGTGCGCCACGCAGTCCGGCCAGATCGGTGGGATGCCGGTCGTTGCGCGCGTCCATGAACGTGTCCATCGGCGCATTGGCCGCGTAATCACCGAGGATCGTGGTGATGACATTGACGAACACCGACTTGCCATTCGCGCCGGTGCCGTACAGGAAAAACAGCGCGTGCTCGCTGGTGATCCCGGTCAGGCAATAGCCCACCATCAGTTGCAGGTAGGCGATCAGATCGGCATCGCCACCGGTAACGTCGGTCAGAAACCCATGCCACGTTGGACAGTCGCCCTTGGGGGTGGCCGTGCTGACCTTGGTCATTCGGTCGTCACGCCGGTGCTCGCGCATCCGGCCTGTGCGCAGATCGACCACGCCACCCGGGGTGTTGAGCACCCACGTATCGGCATCCCATTCCTCGGCACTGGACGCGTGCTTCGGATCGGATCGGGCGATTTTCTCGACCGCCGAGATGGTCGACGAGCTGGCGAGCTTGGCTTTCTGCCTTGGACTGTCTGCCTTGAGCGATGCATTGCGGCAGATGCCCCGGGCCAGATGCGAGACGTAAAGCATCTGATCGGCATTCCAGCGCACGCCCGTCCAAACCAGCCACTTGCCCCACAGCGCGCAGTAGCGCCAGTCCTGACCATAGCGGCGGGTGAAGGCGGTCGACAGTCCGTCCTCGGTACTCCAGTCGATGCCCGTCAGTAAATCCGGCGGCGCAATCTCCTCGACGGAGCGCATTACCGGCATCCGCTCGCCAACGGCAAGAAAACCAGCCACGTCAAAGCCATCGGGAATGGCGTCCGCAGCGTCCCAGCCTTCGGGCCGGTCATCGGGTGGAATGAGGATGGCGACCGTGGTCGCACCGGCGTGCAAGATCGCCTGCGAAGCGCGGTCGGCGTAGTCCCAGCCCGGTGCGTCTCGATCCGGCCAGATCAGCACTGACTTGCCAGCCAGCGGTTGCCAGTCAGTTTTATCGACCGGAGCGTTTGCGCCGTGCATTGCGGTGGTCGCCACCACACCGGCATCGATCAGCGCCTGCGCGCACTTCTCGCCTTCGACCAGGACGATGTGGCTGGCGGCCACCAAACCCGGCTGGTTGTACAAAGGGCGTGGCTCGGGAGGTGCCATCTTGCGGCGCTTGGCGTCCCACGGCCGGAATTCCTTTTTCCGGCCCGGTGGGTCGTAGCGGTAGACAACCGCGATCAGTTTGCCAGTGGCATCAAAATAGTCCCACTTGGCGGTCGCTGGGCCGAGATCGTCGGACGGAGGAGCTGCCTTGGCTTTGCGCACCGGTGTTGACCGCGCACGTCCAAGCAGATCGCTGGCTTCCTGCAGCACCCGAGGGAAGTCGGCATGGATGCTGGCTCCGAGGTAGGCTGCAATCAAATCGAAGATGTCGCCGCCGTCGCCGGTCGCGCGATCCGTCCAGAGTCCGGCCTTGTCGCCGGTCAGCACCACCTCGAGACTGTCGCCGGGACTGCCCAGCACATCGCCGATGAGAAACTTGCCCTGGCGCTTCTTGCCCGCCGGGAACATCGTGGTCAACACCGACTCCAGTCGCGCGATCAGTTCCGCGCGAATCTCGTCGCGTTCGGCATCGCGGTTTTCGGTGGGCAGGGAGATGTCGTTGAAGTCGATCATTCGGCTCCCTCGTCTGGCGTCTTGCTTGCATCGCGGCCCTGCGGCGCTCTGCTGCTGGCCGCCCATGCGGAAAGCTCGGACATCCGGTAGCGCACCAAGCCGCCGAGCAGGTAATGCGGGATGCGGTACTTGCTGCGCATCGTTTGATCGGCAAACCAGTAGTACGGCAGGCTCAGTGCGGCCGCCGCCTGCTTGGCGTCGATCATCGGTTCGTCGTCGGCAATGCCTGTGTTGTGGTTGTTCATGATTGCGTTCTCCAGCAGCGGTCTTGCCACGCGCACATCCGGCATTCGAAGTGGGTCTGGTCAGCGAAGGCGCGCGGCAGGAGTTCTGCTGCCTCGGTCGCTGTGATCACCTTCACCGCCCGATCCGACATGCGTTGGGCAAGGGCTGCGTCAAAGGGGACGAGCTCGACGTAGATATCCATCGTGTCGGCGTTCACCGCCGTGAAAATCGCCGGGTGCTCGTGTAGTTCGAGATAGGCCTGATACAGCGCGACTTGCGCCGCGTAGACAGGCTTGGAAATGGCGAGCCGGTTTTTCTCCAGATCGCGCCAGGACTTCGAGCCGAGGCACTTGTTTTCCCAAAGAGCCGGGTAGGCGAAGCCATCGGGACCACCGACGAACACGCCGTCGATGTGGCCCTGCAGGCGTCCGTCAGCCACCGAGAAACCGAACTGCTCGCCGTCGGCCTTGTGTGTGCGCAGATCGAAGCCCGCATCCCGCAGCCATCCGACCATGCACTCTTCGTTGACGTGGCCACGCTCAAAGATGCGCAATATCCGACCCTGCACGTCGCGCCCGTAGTCGACCGGTGCTTGCGCAAACTCGTACTGCAGCGCGCGTTCGCAAGCCACGCCCAACCGGGATGCGCCAAGGTAGTGGCGCACCGATTGCCGGGCACGCGCTCGCTGCAGACCGGTATCGACCAACACGCTGATTTGCCCGGATACGCTTGCCGTGGAATTGAAGTCCATCATGGCTTCGTCTCCCACGGCAGATCGTCCTCAAGATCGGCAAACGGGTTCGCCAAGGGATCGGGCGTCGGAGGCATGCCGCGCACCGGCGGAAACTTGGTCGCCTCGTGATGCTCGACCATTGCCTCGGTGTAGCGGGTGACGATGGCGTCGATAACCCGCAGCGCTTCGGCTTCCGAGTAATCCCCGAGCGGTTTCGTGAAGCCGATTTCGCCAGCCGCTTCACCGAATGCCTTCAGGCACTTTTTCATCGAGGCGTTCTCGATATCAGAGGGATCGATCATCACGACCTCCCTGCGCTTGCCCGGCTCGTCCTTGGCTTTGAGCCAGTTGCCGTACATCGCGTGAAAGACGTTCTGGCAGCGCTGCGAGCAGAACACCCAGTCGATGGGGTAGCGGCGGGGATTGCCGACACCGTGTTGGTTGTCGGTGTGACCGAATCCCCATGCCTGACGTGTGCAGACCCAGCATTTCACGCCACCTCCTCAAACTCGTCGATCAACAGGCCGAGCTGCAGCGCGCCGCCCGCGAAGGCGGCCTCGCAACGCCTGCTGAAGTCGCGGTAGTTGGTCGAGCAGCGCGCAATCGCCGTCACCGAATGAATCTGCTGCTCCAGCCGCGTCAGCCCTTTGTCGGTCAGCCACTGGTGGTGCTTGTCCGAGATGCGCTTGCGACTGCGAATCTCATCGAGCAACTCCTCCGGCAACACCGGCCCGTAGACCCAGCGCTGCGTGATCTGGCCAAGGACGTGGGGCGGGTTCTGGGCGTGGCCCTGGTACTTCCAGCCAAACAAACGGTAGATGGCGCGGTAGTAGTCGGCGTGAAAGCGCCGTTCCCACGAGCCGCTGGACTGGCGCAGCAGCTTGGCAATCAAGTCCTGCAATGCGTCGGGCGCACGGTGGAACTGGTAGCCCGTTGCCTCGTCGATCAGCGCGACCTCGCCGGTGGTGGCCAGCGCGTGCATGATCTTCATGCAGTTGGGGACGATCCCCTTGCGTGCCTTGTGCAGCGTCCCGGTCAGCGCAGCATTGACAACGGCAGATGCGAGGTCAGCGATGATCCCGGCCGGAAAGAACTGTGTTTGTCGGCCGGACGGCAACAAAATCGGCTCACGAGTTTTTTCCAATTGCGACAAGGAGTTAGGCGCAAAATCGGTGAGGAACCGGGCGAATCGGCCACCCTTGTGGCCTTCGTGGAAGCCGAGCAATTTGGCAAGCTGGCGGCGCACGTAGCCGCGCTCGCCACCCTTGAGGACAACCGCCTCGCATTCCAGATCGCCGAAATGGACGACGCCGTAGTGGCTGGCAGTGAGAATGTGTGCGTTCATGGCCATTCTCCTTACTGCGCCCATGACGGTTTGCCCGTCACGGGTGCGCGTTGTGGAGCAGCAGCGGGAGCCTGATACACAGGTGCTGCCTGTGCGGGAGCGCCAGAGTTGCCACCGCCGGTGTTGGCTTTGGCAGCGACACCCTTCAACTTGGCGTAGTCGGCGTGGTCAGGCTCGACCGCCACCTTGACCACATTGCGATCCGCGCCCTTGGCGTCCTTTTCGATATCAACGCGAACGATGAATTCGATGCCATCCAGTTCGTGAAAACCCTGGATGCGGCGCGCGGCGGCGGCCTGCGGTGTGTTGTCCTGCGGATGGATATTGCGGGCACTGTTGAGGGCAGCGCGGATGAAGCTGCGTCCCATCTGGCCCCAGGTCGGCCCCTTCTTGGACAGCAGGCCGATGTTGCTCCACATCTTGCGTTTGATATGCTCACCGTCGGTGACCACAAATTCGGCAGAGAGATAGATCGAACCGGTGTCGAAGGATTCGGTGGCGTAGCCGCCGCCCCAACCCTGTTCGGGATCGTCGTAACCACCGGGTTTGATGGTCATACGCACCGGCACAACGGTGCCCTTGGGGATCAGATCGAAACCGGACTGCTGCGAGTCGGCGTCATTAAAGTCATTCCATGCATTGGCGGTCATTGCGATTACTCCTTGGATTCGGTATGGGTTTGGGCGGCGGTGCCGGATGTGGAAGCGCTGCTGGCGCACTTGGCGATCAGCGCGCCGAGATGCGGCGGCTCCAGCACGTCGAGGCGACCGCTGCGGTCTTTGGCGGGGAAGCCGTAGGGATTGACGGTGTGGGTGACGAAGGCGCGGTAAGAACTACCGTCCTCAGCCTTGAGCTCGGCCAGCGTCACGACCTCGTCGACGATCCCGGGCAGCTCAAGACTGGTCTTGCCGCCCTCGATCTGTGGCACGAACACCTTGCGATTGAAGTCATCCAAGCGTTCGTCGAGGATCGCCACAAAGATCACGTTCTTGCCCCGTGCGTGCTGCAGGTGGGTCAAGGCACCGATCATTTCCTGCCCGAGCAGTCCGTAGGCCGCGCGCAGATCAGGCTTGCCGGAACGGTCGCTGACCGCGCCCGGCTGGGCCTTGCACCATGCAAAGCACTGCCGCGACAACTGCGTGATCGAGTCCAGGAAGAAGGTCTGGTAACGATCCAGTTGCGTGGCATCGCCAAACTTCTCGATGACGTGGTCGTAATGCGCCTGCGAAAACGCGCTCTCGGCAGGCAAGGACTTGTCCGGGCCAGCGAGGAACACGAAGAAGTCGCGGCTCTCCGGCCAGGACGCCGGACGGATGGTGTCGCCCGGCCAATCCGCCACCGACAGATCGCCCGCCTCGATGTCGAGGAACAGCGTGGTGGCGGGGTCGAGGTCTTTGAGCCGGGTGGTTTTACCGATGCCGGATTTACCCAGCAGCAAGAGCTTGACGCCCTTGCGCTCGGCCATACGTTCCACGGCGGACACGATGGGGAGCTTTTTCATTGCGCATCCCCCTCGATGGTCAGCGTGAACGAGGGCTTGCCGGGTTCGACTGTGCGGGCGGCAGCGAACTGCTGCTGCAGCGCCGGAGGCCAGTTGGTGTAACGCGACTCGGATACGGCCAGTTTGACGTCGATGTAGACTTCGACCTTCTCGCCAGAAGACACGATGCGTTCGGCAATTTCGGCCAACTGCTTCTGGTTCCAGCTGACCTTCTTGGGCATCTCGAACTTGATGTGCAGCGGGCCGTCGCTGATGTGGGCGGTGCCAAAGTCGCGGCCGGAGTCGCGCAGTGTGGTGCGGCCCTGTTCGCCGAAGCGTTGATCCAACGCAGCATCGAGCTTGGTGCGCGTTTTCTTGGCCCAATCGATCAAGTGATCGAGGTTGGCGTCAGCTTCAACCAGCTGGGCGGGCGGCAGGCTGGCCAGTTGGCTCACCGACATTTCGGCGAGGTCAGCGGGGAATACGGTCAGATCGCTCATGGCCGCCCCCTTACTGGTATGCCCGAGCGAAGGTCGAGTAGCGCGAAACGCGCCGCTCGAAGGCTTCGACTTCGGAGATCAGGTAGGTGACACGGGCTCCCAGCTTGCAGAAGACTGGGCCCAAGGACTCTTGCCGCCAGCGGCGCAGAGTTTTGACGGAGAGCCCCCAGCGGGTGGCGAGCTCGTTTTCATCGATGGCGATGCGCGTGGCACCGTCTCGATTGGAGCGGTTGGGAAACCGTCCAGATTGAACAGATGGGGCTTGGTTTTGCATAGGAACACTCCTTTTGTTGGGGTGTTCCTATTTCCTCGCATATGGGCCTGCGATATTTCGCAGTGTTCCCGCAGAGATCACGCAGAAATTACATAGACCTGCTTCTCACGCGACTACGGACTCCTCGGTAGATGCGTTGGCGTCGCTTGCCACAGGCTGATAGTCGGGCACGCCGATGTTGAGTTCCCACAACCGGGGTTTGTCATTGCCGTCAGCGCCCCGGATGTAGTTTCGCCACTCCGATGCGCCGCGAAAGAGTTCGTTCATCGAGCGGATAGTGCCGCCAGCAGCGTCTTCAAGCTGCAGCTTGGTGCATTTCCGCTTATGCGACGTCCATGCGCTGACGAGAACCTCGACGACGTCGACCCATTCCTTCTTCGTGAGAGCCCAAGGTTCTGGCCAAGGGCCGACCAGCAATGCGTTCCGCGAGTCCTCCTGGATCAGGCAAGGGATGTCAGTCACGGTGGCAGTTGCCTGCCTGCGGCGCACCTCGCCTTCGACGCGAGACAAGTCAAGCGAGACTTCGCCGCCAACTTCCTGCACCAGCGCCTCCAAGGAAATCACGATGCCCGGGCCGAGGAATCGCCGGTGCGCCCCAATCGTTGTAGTCAGGACGACGGTCAAACCGAGGTTGGCCTGCCGCAATTCGGTATCCATCTTGTCGGCATGCTTCGGTTCCCAGAGGCGCGAGACCAGCGCAACCGGCAGCAGCTGATCACCCATGCGGTAGTAACCGAGCACAAATGGCTCCTGTTCATCTGCTGTGACGGATTTGTCGGTTAACTGATGCTTGAGGAGTTGATCCAAGCGCTCACGCAGGTAGGACTTGTCAACCGAATACCGGCACATATCTCCTTCGGTGAGGTCGTAGCGCTCACCCGATAGATCATCGTGTGCCCACGTGCTGGTGCTGTCGAACTGCACTTCAAGGCGGCGGAAACCGGATTGACCATCATCGTCCTCGATAGGAATGGTGATGTAGTCGCCCAGTGTTTTTTTCTTCAGCAGCCCCTTGCTAACCAGATCGGCGGTTGAGAGCTCAAGCGCAGAGAGTAGGTGACCATCGACCTCGTCAACAGTCAGGTCGAGCAGCTTCATTTCTGCGCGGAACAACGCCAAGCTCGCGCCGACCTTCGCTGGCTGCACTCGCTTCATCACACCGAGCGACGTCAGAATATCTTCGCCGCAACGGCGCAGCCGGGGATCAGGAAGTGTCAGCAAATTGCAGGAGCCACGCTGCCCGACGGTAATGTCCAGTGCGCGCGACTCCGAATCTCCATCGAATCGGATCACGAACGACAGCTTTATCTCCTGGACGGATCGGCAAGAAGTCAGCGGGTTGTGATCGCCAAAGTGAAGACTGGATACGCCCCAGATGTTGTCACTGCTGGCGAGTGCCACGGTGACGCTGTGCTGGGTATGGCCGAGCGTTACGGTCAGCGACGAAATCCACGCATCCTGGATCAATGCGCCGGTTGCCTTGGCTGCCTTGAGATCGACCCGGTTTTTGAACATGGTCAACTCGTAACTAACGGCGTCCACTGGCTGCTTCGAGAGCGGTTTGTCGAATCCGATCAGCGAGAACCGGTCTGCCAGTCGCTTCGCCGTACTCTGCCGGTCGGAGAGTACGTGGACTTTGTTGTCGGCAGGGTCGTAGACCAGCGTGGCTTCCAGCGCCGGAATGTAAAGCAGCAGGTCGCGTCGCCGATCTTTCATTTGGCGCAGCGTGCGCATTTTTCCGGGGTGGTAGACGACCAAGTAGTGCAGTCGGCGTTTGGCGTCGCCGTCACCGTCATCCATTTCAAAGTGAATGACCTCGCAGCTTGCTTTGGCCTCATCGTCCAACCCGAGAATTTCGCCGACACCTTCGTGTAGTTTCGTGGCGACTTCTTCTGTCCATACAAAATCCCGGCCATCACCATCCCGGACAGTGAAGCCCAAGAATTTCTTGTGCCCGTGGAAGTGATGCGTCAGGTAAATCGTCTCGATCTGGTCAAAGACTTTCGGTGCCTTGGCCCGCAACCAGACCAATCGAGTCATCGCATCCGCAGTACGGTCGAAGGAATCGAGCTCGGCGTGGGCATCGAATTCAATGGCCGCATAGGCGTGCTCGAGCATCTCCTCGGTGCGGAATCGCGCCAACTGCAGAATTCGCACAGCCTCGTCGTCAGCAATGGCGATGGCCTCGCGCCTGACGGACGCAAGTGTGTCGATCAGCGCTGCCCTGGCGATGTCTTCAGGCTTCGATGCATCCAGCACACCGAGAAACATAAACTGGTCGACCTGAGCCAGCACCGAAATGGCTCGCAATGTCGCTGATTCGATCAGATCGACAAGGTGTTTGCTGTTTTTTAGGGATTTTTTAGCCACCTGTTGCTCCTTGAACATTGCTGAGTGGCCGCCTCCCGTAAAGTGGCAACGCCGCCAGCGTTACGTTTTACTCACGGGATGATTCCCATCCGAATCTTGGTCTTGATGCCCGACAGCCAATCGTTCCGGTACTGCAGAGCGAGGGCATCGATGTTGCCTTTCCCGACACCGGCGCTGCGAGCGAGATCTTCCAGCGACAGGGCACAGTCGAGCCAGCCGAGTCCGTGAGAGGCGACCAACGCTGCCTTGTCGGCGGTGGTGGCAACGATGAGCACTGAGGGCTGAAGCTTGCTCGCGACCAGCCATGCCAGTAGGTGCTTCTCTCCATCGTCAAGCGTGGTGCAGGCTGGATGGGTGAGCACCAGTGACGCGAGTTCCTTGCGTGTCACTGGATGCTGCGCGGCAAGGCCTGCGTTCAGATCTGCCGGAGGAACCGAGATATGCCGGGGATCACCGGGATTTCCGGTCAGTGTTTCCTCAACGCATTTTTCGACTGTTTCGATGGCGAAATGACTGCTGATCGCTTTCCAGCAATTGGTTCGAAATGCCTCGAGGATGACGTTGGTGTCGGCGAAGACTCGTGTTTTCTGCATACAGTTCGCACCTCACAGCTCAAAAGGTGCTGCGAGGTCGTACTGAGCAAAGAGCTCGGTCAAACCGCCCAGGCCAAGACCCATGGCTTTGGCAGCTTTACGCGCCGACAAACGCCCGTTTTCTAGCGCCTCGTGCAGCATCCGCACGAAGGTGGGCGAAAACCGCTTGGGTGGGCCAGATACCGATGACCGCTGCTTCTCTTGGACGAGATGCCGACGCGTGTCATCATCGATCAACTTGAGGTTGAACAGTCGCCATGCAAGCGCCACCGGCGCAACGCGCAGCAATGCGGCAATTTCGCACAGATGCGCGACGTCATCGTGGCGATCAGGGTCGATCAGCTTGTCGAGAGAAGCGCGGGGCATCAGGAGAGCGGCAGCGAAGTTGTTTGCCAGTTGCTCGATGCGTTTGCCCTTGTTGCGATCCTCAATAGAGTTGGATTCGCGGTGGTCGGGCTTCATCGCATCCCAAGTCAGCGCGTGGAATAATTCATGCGCCAGGTCGTAGAAGCGCCGTGCCTCCGTCTCATTGCGGTTGATGAGGACGACGCCCATCTCTTCGAGGTGACAGGTCGCCCCCGAGATTGATTTGCCGTCGTCGGCTTCGACGGTATCTACGAACAGCACCGGAATGTCGAGCTCGCGCTCAATTTTGTCGATCAAGGTCTCGGCTGGGATCACGCCGAGGTCGAGTTCAGCGGCTAGACTCTCGGCGCGTTCCTGTGCGTCCTCAAACGAGGACTGCGCAGACAGGCGCAGAGCGCGCTTGAGCACGCTCGCCCGACTGTCTTGCTGCTCACGCAGCCAACGCAGCAGTCCGATCCACTGACCGGCCTTTAGCTCAAAGCCGTCGAGACCATCCTCGGGCACTTCCGGGGCGGCACGCCACGAGAACTGCGCCTCGCCAGCGACGGCGAATGGATCGATGAAGAACTCGATGTCCCGATTCAGTAGATCGGACATCTCCAGCAATTCATCCGGCTTTAGCGCGCGCTTGCCGTTCTCAATGTCCGAGACCGACTGCCGGTCGTTTAGACCGAGCCCTTGAGTGAGTTGATCTTGCGTCAAACCCGCAGCAATGCGTGCGGCTTTGACGCGATAGCCGATCAGCTTTTGCGAGATTTTTTCAAGCATGGTGACGACCTCCTAAAACGACATTCTAATACCGCATATCGTTAATCGCAAGTTAATCTTGCGTATTTATGTTTGCAAGATAGGCGATTACCCTCCTTTGCCATCCTCTTCGGAGGATCGCGCTCAGTATTCATGACAGTTGCTATTCCCCGGAGCCGTCATGAACAACATCGAACTCAATCCCCCATCCGAGATGTCGGCCAGCGCCCGCGCTGCCGAGATCACGACCATCCTTGCGGCCGCCATCGTCCGCACCCAGCTGGCGCAGGCCGCCAAACAGAGAGAAGTTGACCTTGGCTTACTGCCCGACCAGCGCGTTCATACAACCCCTTATCAAGAAAAGAGGTTGTCATGAACGAAAAACAAGCATCCGTCGCCGCGCGCATCTCCGAGCTGTCGTGCCTGCCGATGGCGGAGCTCTGGACACTGTGGGATCGTTATTTCACCCGCCGACCGGCTTATCCAAACCGCACCCACGTTGAATCCCGCATCGCTTACAAGCTGCAGGAGGATGCTTTTGGTGGCCTCGCGGTGGCCACCCGCCAGCGGCTGGAGGCCATTGGCGCGAAGCATTCCAAGATCAAACAGCGCGCCAAACCCCGCGAGTTCAACTTTGCACCAGGAACGGTGCTGTTGCGCGAATGGGGCGAGAGGGAACACAAGGTCACGGTTTCTGCCACCGGCCTGTTTGAATACGAGGGTCGCCCCTTCAAGAGCCTGACCGCCGTTGCGCGGTTCATTACTGGCACGCGCTGGTCTGGGCCTTTGTTCTTTGGCTTGGCGCAAGGCGGTGCGAAATGAACGAGCCAGTGCAAATCGCATCCAGCAAGCCGCGTAAACGCTGTGCCGTCTACTGCCGGGTGTCATCGGACGAACGACTGGATCAGGAATTCAACTCCATCGATGCCCAGAGGGAGGCTGGCCACGCCTACGTCGCCAGCCAGCGAGCCGAGGGCTGGATTCCGGTGGCCGACGACTACGACGACCCCGGATTTTCCGGTGGCAACACGGATCGCCCCGGGCTGAAACGTTTGCTGACCGACATCCAGCGCGGTCTGGTCGACATCGTCGTGGTCTACAAGATCGACCGTCTGACGCGCAGCCTGGCCGACTTTTCCAAGATGGTTGAGGTCTTCGAGCGTCACGGCGTCTCCTTCGTGTCGGTCACCCAACAGTTCAACACCACCACCTCAATGGGGCGGCTGATGCTGAACGTGCTGCTGTCCTTCGCCCAGTTTGAGCGTGAGGTCACCGGCGAGCGCATCCGGGACAAGATCGCGGCGGCCAAGCGCAAGGGCATGTGGATGGGAGGTGTGCCAACCTTGGGCTACAACGTCGAAAACCGCCTGTTGGTCATCAACGAGGCCGAGGCGGCAGTGGTGCGTCGCATCTTCGAGGAGATGCTGACCATTGGTTCTCCAACCCAGATCGCCGTCAATCTGACCGCCGACGGTATCACGACCAAGGCCTGGACGACGCAGGAGGGCCAGACCCGCAGCGGCACGCGCATCGACAAGAAGTACCTACACAAGCTGCTGCGCAACCGCATCTACCTGGGGGAGTTGTCGCACAAGGGGAACTGGTACCCCGGCGCTCACCCGCCGATCATCGACCAGGAGCTTTGGGACAAGGTCCACACGGTGCTGGCCAGGGATGGGCACACCCGGTCGGTGGAAACCAAGATCCGGTCGCGCACCGACGCGCTGCTGCGCGGCCTGCTTTACGCGCCGTCTGGCGAGCGGATGTACCCGACCTACTCGCGCAAGAACGGGCGCAAGTACCACTACTACGTGTCCAAGTCGGAGAGTCGCTTTGGCGCACCGGGCAAGACTTACGAGCGCTTGCCTGCTCCCGAGATTGAGGCGGCGGTGATCGGACAGATCCGCACCGTGCTGACCAGTCCGGAGTCCATTACGTCGGTGGTGCGCTTCATCCAGCGCAATGGGGCCCAGATCGACGAGGCGACCACGGTAATGGCGATGGGACGGCTGAACGACGTGTGGGAGCAACTGTTTCCGGCCGAGCGCCATCGCATTGCGAATCTGATGATCGAGCGCATCGACCTTGTCCACACCGGTGAGGTTCAGGGCATCAAGGTGAAATGGCGGGAGATTGGCTGGAACGCGCTGATCGAAGAATTCGCGCCGAGCGGCATTGGTGCGGAAATGCTGGAGGTCGAAGCCTGATGGACGATTCACTGGAAACCTTCGTGCCCTTGGCGTTTCGTCGTCGTGGTGCCCGGCGAGTGGTCACAGACGACCGGCACTTCCATGACGTAACGCTGCTCGACGGACTGGCTCGGGGTTTTTATTGGCAGCACCTGATCGACACCGGCGCGATGCGCAGCGGCACTGAGATTGCGTGTGCAGAAGGGCTGCATTGCTCGGTCGTGAATGAATTCCTGCGCATGACCTTACTTGCGCCCGACATCATCGAGCGCTTGATGACTGGCAGGCAGCCGCACCGAATGAACCTGATCTGGTTCCAGCGAAATCCGGTGCCTGTGAATTGGGTGGCTCAACGCCAGATCGTGCAACGCTTTGAGGAGGATGTATGAGCAAGAAGCACCGGGGTCGGTACCAGGGTGACGCGGTCACCTACCAATTGCCATCACCCGCAGGCGGCGTCCAGTTGGAGACTTTCGTGCCCTGGACGCTGGTCAAACGAGGGTTGAAAAAGCAGATCATCACGCCGCTGGACGCGCCGCAGGAATTCATGGAGGAGGCGTGCCGGGAACGGCGGGCCCGCGAGTTGGCGCAAGACACCGCACTGGTACGCGCCCTCGGGCTGGCCTATCACTGGCAGCGGTTGCTGGACGAGCAGCGCGTGGGGTCGGTGGCCGAGATTGCGGAGGCCGAGGAGATCAACGTGACACAGGTGCGCCGCCTGATGCGCCTGACCTTGCTGGCCCCGGCGGTCGTCGAGCAGTTGGTCGGTACGTCGGAAACGGCGCTGGAACAATTGATGCGCTGCCCGTGGCCCACTGCGTGGAAAGACCAGATAAGGGTGCTCGCGCCCCCGGCGTGA